ATCCTATATTGTAGATCCTAATTTAAAAATCAAAGACATGACACCTGTACAAGCCACAGTTTACTTGAGTAAAAACAACTATAGGATTAAAGTTAACCAGCTCGCAAGTGCAGGTTATCCCTATAATGTTCCTTTAAAAGAAGCTAGAGTTATGGTTGCAGGTACAGCTAATTTATTGTACAACACTATTAAGAATGGAACATTTGACGAGTTTATCAAGACTAAGCAAAGTTACATGTTGGCTAAAACCAAGGGAAAGGCCGATAAGTATAAAATTACAAACCTAGACAACAAAGTGAGGGCATATACAGTGTATCCTGGTCATTGGAGGATGATGTTCTCAGTGTTGCAGGCTACACTAGTGCCTAAACCGTTCCTGGGAGGTGGTATATCTTTTAAAGGCTTTACTTGGTCCAACGGAGGCGCTCAAAAATTATATGACTACATTACATTATTCAAGAATAAAGGAGAGAGTAACATGCGTTTTGGAATGTTTGGTGACGATAACCTATGGTTATTTAGGACTGAAGATGGCAACATACATATTTCAGTACCAGATTATTCAGGTATGGACTTATCTCTTGTGAGAGACTGGGGAACAGTTTGTTATAAATTATGGGAACAGGTGTGGTCTAAGTATTTCGATGATGCATGGCTAGCTATTGGTAAATTAAATTGTGAGTTGGCTTTTACTAGGTGCGAGATTGTCCAGGAATCATTAGTGGTACAACACTTAATGAGTTTAGGCAGTGGGGTACCTGGAACCACTCAGTTTGACGAAGTAGCTGGTGCTGCGGTGGCGTCATGGGTAGAGAAAGAGTATAGTAAGGACGTGAAGAAGGATTATGACGACTTATCAACTTGGCTAAAGGATCTTCCTGGACGCATAAAGAACAAGTTTGGTATGGTTATAAAACCTGAGACCATGGGACTCTATACCTTCCACGAAGAACAATCAGAATATGATTGGGAATTACTTGGTATGCGTTTAGTAAAATTTGAAGGAGAACATGGTGCTTACTATATGCCTAAACCCAATTTGGGGAAAGGACTGGCTGCACTATGGACTGTGAAGAAACAATGTATACATGGCCACAATGAGTTTATGCGCACCCAAATGACCAGATATAGATCTATCATGATTTCTGGTATGTTCATGTACAGGCCTGTATATGAATCTGTTAAAGAGGTTTACGAAAGGATGTTGACACATTACCCACCGTACTCTCATGCGGAACAATTGTATGAGGAAGAATTACTCAACTTTCAAGACGAGTTTTTCGAGAATTATACATTTGAAACGAATGAGTTTCCAGAGTATGCGTTGTGTCACAACTTAGTCTGCCCAGCATATGCTATGTTACCTAGAGGCGTTGGTGCTGTAGAACCTACTAATGAAGGCAAAACTATCATGTTCAATGAGTTCGAGTTTTCATTATCAGTAGTCAACGAAAAGTACCTGAAGGATATTGAGAATAAGACAGGCTTACCACTAGTTACCGCTAGCCGTGAACAAGGAGGTAAGGCTACCATGCCAAGATTCGAAATTTCCATTAAAGGGAAGGAGGTGCAGTTACAAAAGACTCAAGTTAAAATCAATAAACAATTGAAAATTGCGTTTAAGGAGAAAGCTAAATCAGAATTGCAAAAATTAAGAGACACCAAACGTGCCATGGGTGGTGCACGAGGATTTAGGCGTGCTCTTAAAGAAGTGGGTTATGTTGAAGATGCGTATACTGATGAGGAGTACTCCTCAGAAGAAGATATAGACATCTACGTCGATGACCAAGAGGAGTATGAATATTTGGAGGATAGGTACGAATTCTATGGTGACGACGATAATTACTCAACGTGGG